TTAAATTAATCTGACATGATTTTGCAAAGCCATTTCAACCTCTCTTTGCTGTATGCCAATATACCGTTGCGTAACAGCAGCAGAAGAATGCTGCAGGAGCTGGCGCACAAGTTCGATATTATAGCCATTGTTTAGATAAATTTGAGTAGCGAAGTATTTGCGAAAACTGTGCGTTGATATTCCAGTTATTCCCAGATATTCACAAGCTGCCTGTAAGTGCTTCTGTATTTGCCTTTCGGACAGGTCAAAAAGCCGTTGCTCTGTAGTCATGACGTACCTGATGCGGTACTGGTCTATAAATTCCCGTATTTCTTCCGGCACTGTAAAAGCTCTTTCTTTGCCGGTCTTAATCTCTGTAATATTCAGGCGGTAGCGTTCGCCGTCTTTTATGATGTCGCAGTAGTGCAGGCTTAAAATATCGCTTATCCGTAATCCAAGATTGGCTTCAAGAGTTAAAGCGGTGGCAATTCTGTCGTTTGATTTGTATTCCCTGCCGGCATAACAAAAGCCGCTTTTTATGGAGGTTAAGATGTCAATATATTGCTGGTCTGTCAATGCTATAGTCTTTTTATTCATGAGTTACCGTCCTTTCGTGGTGGTGTTTATTTGTTAAGTTAATTATAGTAGTTAATAACTATAAAAGCAATATAAAAGTTAATAATTTAAGTTAATAACTATAAAATAAGCATTTTGAACAAAAATTATTAATGGTATTTGTTGAATATAGTTAATTAATGCAGTTAATAATTGCTTGATTTTTCTATTAATCAATGATATTCTTAAACTGATTAATAACTATGTTAATAAATAGGAGTGAATAAATGGCAAAAATAAGCGATGAGGAACTGGAAAAGCTTAAAGAAACAGATAGAAAACTAAGAGCAAGGTATAAAAAGCAAAATCAATATTTATCCGAAAAATACGACCGGCTCAACTTTACAGTACCGGCAGGAATGAAAGCAGAGATAGAGACAGCCGCCAGAGCCTCCGGCGTTTCCCTTAATGCTTTTTGCCGGGATGCAGTTTTGAAAGCCGCAGGACTGGAAGAGCAGGCACCACAGGAAGAAAGCCCAGACTTATCAGATGTGCCGTTTATGAATTAGGGGGATGACAAATTGCAGATAGAGTACGAAAAGGATGCAGCTAAATATATACAGGCACAGGACAAACCAACAAAGCAAAGGTTGAAAACAGCAATCGAAAAACTTCCGGATGGTGATGTCAAGAAGTTACAAGGATATAAAAACGATTATCGTTTACGGGTAGGAGATTTAAGAGTGTTATATTCTGTAAACGGTGATATAATAACAATAAAAGATGTATTGCCAAGAGGTCAGGCATACAAGAGATTATAGGAGGGTAGGACATGAGCAAAGAAATGTTAAAGGGCTTAATCGAATTAGTCCCAGATGAAGATATAGAAACACTTTATAATGTTGTCGTTAAGTTTATTCCTGAAGCTGAGCCACTGCCCGATGAGGTTGAGGCAATAGCTAGGGCTAATAAGAGCATTGCAGAACATGGAACAGTCCTTCATGAAGCTATAAATTGGGATTGACAAAATTATTTTATTATGCTTTATAATATAACCAGATAGAGCAGTAAACCATTTATAATTTATAATTAAATATATTGCATATATGCGATAGCAGATAATTAAGTTATATAGTGCTTATGCGTTCCCATAACGAGCCTTGACCGCATATATGAACCGTCAGCCGAGAGCGTGACGAAGTACAGCCAGCGGAAACCGCCTTGACACTGTAGACAGATTGGAAAAGTCTGTTTATAGGTCAGGGCGTTTTTTATTTGACTTCTTGGGGAGAACTGGGGCGAGTGCATCAGCTTCCAGGAGCAGGAACAGAAAATATAAATAATTAGACAGGTATTGGAGGTGTAAATATATGCCATTAAATAATAATACAGTGACGGCGAGCAATGGCGCAGAAATCTATACAGACAGAATTTTTTATTATGCAGATGAATTTATAGCGCACGAGCTGGACGAAAAGCGCAGAGAAGATATATATACAAACAATAGTATATTTACATCTATGGTTTTATATATTTCTGACAATATAGAGAAACCAGATAATAATGATATAGAGCTACTGGATAATATATTTAATATATATATAAGGCTCTGTACTAAGTATGATAAATTACCAACCATAGAAAGATTTTGTATGTTAATTAAATTAGATCCTAGTACTTTATATGACTGGAGCAATGGGACAGTAAGACAGAATGTTTATTATGACTCTAATGGAGATTATATAAAAGACTTTCCAGCGTGGCAACTGAACCACAGAGGGGAGCAATACAGGGTAGAACCCAGTACAGCACATTCCAATGCGGCGAAAAAATGGAAAGAAATTTGCAAAAATTTTCTTGTCGATTCTCTCCAAAATTCGCGCGGAACAGATGCAAACAAAATCTTCATTGCAAAGGCTGCTTATGGCATGGTGGAGACGGCACCGGTTCCGGTAGTCAATCAGGAGCAACACAGGACGGCAGAGCAGATTGCAGCCGATTACGGAACACAGGCGGCGATATCTGGACCGGTTGAAGCCGATTTTTAGCAGTATTTCCGTCGAAATGCACAAAGGAATTTTTGAAGAATGGCGGAAATAAAGGAAAGTTCGTATTTGTATAGTTTTACGAACTCAAAAAATGGCAGGGGGTGGGGGTCTGGTGCAAAACATCCCCCGGGGCTCAACTGAGTACCCCTATGTAACAAAAAATTAAAAAAGCCCTTCCAGTGTATTTATATATACATATAACGCCTATACCTGAGAGATAAGGAGTACCGTAATATGAGAATTATATCCCAAAATAAACTTCATTCCATAGACTTTGACAGGGTGCATCTTTGGAGACAATATAAGACCATTTATGCGAACTTCGGAAGTGACACTATCATGCTTGGACAGTATAAATCTGATGAACGCTCCGAAGCGGTCTTTGAGGATATCCATAATGCCTACGCTCCTGTTGGAATTATTGCTACTAACCTCAATGAAGCGCAGGCAAGACAGTTTATAGGTTCTGATAATATCAAAACAAAGGCTGTATACATGAATGAGCCGGATTGTGCAGTAACCACTTATGAGAGTTTTATATACAGAATGCCGAGTGAATAGGCATAAACCACTGTAGCTCAAAGGCAAGAGCAGTCGGTTTTTAATCGGCAGTTCCCGGTTCAAATCCGGGCAGTGGTATTGGGTATCATTTTGACATGATGACCTCCACCCCATAGCAAGAGCTGTTAAGGAGTGTCGAAAGCTCCGTGGGGGTTCCACTGACTGCATGACAGTCGGTGAGACACAAAATAATATTACAAGGAGTGGAAAAATGGAATTAAAAGAAATATTAAATGAGGCATTGAGACAATGGAATGAATTTGCAGATGATAGAAAGGATTGTACCTTAGAGGATTATAACAACTTTATTTTAGAAATTGCGGAACAAGTAAATGATAGAACTGAATAAAACATATTATATAGACTGTTTTGAAGGCATAAAACGACTTGAAGATAATACTGTATCTTTGGTAGTTACATCACCGCCGTATGCAATGCAACGAAAAGCATATTATGGTGGTGTAACAGAAAAAGATTATCCTAAATGGACGGTTGAATGGATGGAGTTATTAAAGTCTAAATTGACAAACAATGCTAGTGTTTGTATCAATATTAGACCTCATATCAAGAATGGCGAAATATCAGACTATGTTTTAAAAACTAGATTAGCATTGAGAGAAGCGGGCTGGATTGAATGTGAAGAACTTATTTGGCAGAAGCCAGACAGTCCACCAATGGGAAGCATTAATCGACCTCGTAGGGCGTGGGAAAGCATTTTATGGTTTAGTCAAACAAATAAACCATATTGTAATCCAAAAGCTAATGGAACTGCAAGTAATCGTATTGGCTTTGAACAAAGCAAGTTTGAGGAAAGCAATGACGGGTATGTGCATAAGGGGCAAAACAAAGCAAAAACAGGAATTGCAAGATGTAATGATGTTGTAGTGTGTGGTACAAGCAAAATAGAAAAAGGATATAATCATCCGGCTATGTTCCCACCTGAGATACCCGAATATTTAATTAAAATGTTGAGTCAAGAAAACGATTTAGTTTTAGATCCTTTTATTGGAAGCGGAACAACTGGGCGAGCGGCAGAAAAACTGAGGCGAAAATGGATTGGGTTTGAAATTAACAGTAAATACATAGCGACTAATAAGTTTGGATGCCTACGATAGCATAACTGGAAGTGCCACTGACAAGTGCCGGGGGTAGTTAGGTTCGATTCCTATACAATGCGTGCGTGTTGAAGGAAGCACTAGAGCGGTAAGGAGAAGTGAATGAAAAGTAGCTTTGATGATATTGCTGTAATTCCTCTTGTTTTGCCAAGAAATGAAAAGAAGTCTGACCGTTACAAGTAAAATAAACCGAGATGACTTTATATTTGCCGTCATAGCTCAACTGGTAGAGCAACTCCCTTGTAAGGAGTAGGTTGTGAGTTCGAACCTCATAGGCGGCTTGCACATTGATAATTGAATATTGACGGTTAAAATGATATAATTTTGCTATCAAAATACGAAAGGGGCTTATACATGATGTTAAAACCGCTTAAAGGTACTGATGTGTGTTATGTGTGTGGAAAAACAATAAATTGGGAAAGCGAAAGGATTCCGTAATCTGGATGTGTGACTGTGTATAAAATTCCAGAGAATACCGCAGATATTATAGCGTGTGGAAGAAACAATGATGAAACCGTAAGATTTGAGATTTTGTGTAGGTGTCCACAATGCAAAACAAGAAATAAATTTTATTGCGATATAGAAATGTAGAAATACTACCAACCGTCAATATTCGATGGTTGGTATTTTTTTGCGTAAAATCGGAGGTTTAGATGAAAACCATATATGAAGTTTTAGAGATTATCAGTTTAATATGCAAGATGGTTTTGATGATTTATTCTGGTTGGAAGTTTTTTGGTGGCGATAAGGAAAAGAACTCCACATTGTATTATGGAATTCTATTTGTAGCTACCTTGGTGTGAGGTGATGGTATGGATTGCCAGAACAAAAATTGCAAATATTACAAGAAAAAGGAAAAAGCTCAGTATTTCATGGGTGTAGATATGTCATATGGAGGTTATTGCACAAAAGGATATTGTGTAAGGCAGTTTCGAAAGAAAGGTAGGTAATTGGGGTATGGACATTAATGAATTTGCACATACGCTGGATAACAGACAAAATGCTTATCCACAGTTTACAAAAGAGGAATTACAGACAGCCAAGGATAACGGCTTTGTTATAGTCTGTGGTGCATCTGATGACCTCATGGAATTTTACGGAGCGTTGGAGGATGAGGGTGACTGCTTTGAAGGTGGAAAAGTTTACTTTGACAAAGACGGCGTATTTCAGGACGGAACAAAATGTGACAGTGTAATTGAAGCCTTTTGGTGTGATGAATACTTTAAAGACGAAAATGGAAATGTAATCACATGGACTTACGAGACAGATATTCCGCATGAAACCTTTATGATTTATGAGGACGAAGAACCTTATTGCAGAGGGATTGTATTCAAATTGGAGGATATCAAGTGACACTGGTTGAATTTGCCGAGAAATTATCTCCAATTCCGCTTACGGACTAGCAAAAACAATTCTTTGCAGCTTATGAACAGGCTGAAAAGGAAGGTAAGCGGTTGAATTTTATACCGCCAAGGACAAGCGGTAGGCGGATGCTGATATAGATTATTGATGAGTTTGAAAAGGAGCAGATAATGAAATTCTGTTTTGGAGATATCGTTGTAGTCGAGGAAAATCTTATAGGAGTTGTGGTAAAGAGCTGGATTACATACTCGAATGGCAAGAAGATTCATAATTACGATGTTTATGTTCGTATGAAAAATGCGATACAGAATTACAGAGAGGAAGAAATTGAGAGATATATGGTTCGGCATAAATATCTCAGTGAAGAGGAAATGGAATATCAAAGAGATACCATTTTAGGAATCTAATAGTTTTCGCCCAGAATGTCCAGAACGTCAGCGGCAGTAAGGAGTTGACGGACAGTGGGTGTTTCAGAGCGAAACAGAGCGATTGTAGCCGATATAAAGCGGACAGACTTAAATTCATACAAAGCCTTGCGAGACCTTCTTGACATGGCAAAGGTAATCGCTGATGAGCAGGGCGACAATGACCTTGCGTATGCTCTGAAGATTACCGCCTTTATCAAGGCAAAGGTGCCGACACTCCCGATATCGGTTGGCATGAATGAACTGTACTGGGAGGCATTGAAGTTTGAGGCACCGCACAGGTTTGAAAGTTTCTTGCTGTACATGGAGCGTAAGCGCCGCCCTGAAAAGCGTTTCTATCAGCCAAGACAGAGAACTTTACATATAGTGGCAGAAGATTTACAGGATTTGGAGGACGGTAAACTTGATTTTTATGGTTTGTCAATGCCTCCCCGTGTCGGCAAGAGTACGATTTGTATTTTTTTCCTTGCATGGGTAATTGGAAAGCGTCCTGCGAGCCATAATGCCATGTCAGGCCATTCGGGAATACTGGCAGACAGATTTTACACAGATGTATTTAAACTCACAACCAGTGAGGAATATACCTTTTCAGAGATTTTTCCGCAAATCAAAATTCCAAAGACATCATCAGACAAAAATGAACTCAGATATGATGAGGTGGAGAGCTTTGCAACGCTGACCTGCCGAGGCATTGACGGCACATGGACAGGTGCGGTGGATATCAGCTCAGACGGTTATCTGTATGTGGACGATATGGTTCGTGACAGAACAGAGTCATTGAGTCCAAAAAGACTGGAAAACAGATATCAAGACTACCTGAATGTCCTTGTAGACCGTAAAAATGACGGTTCAAGGGAGTTAATGGTAGGTACAAGGTGGAATGTATTAGACCCATTAGGACGGGTTGAGGCAAATAACAGCGACAATCCAAGATACCGTTTCAGAAAAATTCCGGCACTGAATGAGCAGGGAGAATCCAATTTTGTATACGACTACGGAAAAGGATTTTCAACAGAATACTATGTGAAAATGCGTGACAGTCTGGATAAGAATGAGTGGATGGCGAAGTATCAGCAGAAGCCGTTTATTCGCGAAGGACTTCTTTTCCCGGAAGACGAATTGAATTTTTACAATGGTGTTCTTCCTGACGGTGACTGCCTTACAGCTGCAGCATGTGATGTGGCATGGGGCGGCGGTGACAGCCTTTCAATGCCGTTTGGAAAAGCCTTTGGCAGCAGAGAGGATGGACCTATATACATTGCAGACTGGATTTTTAACGGAGGGGATAAATATATCACAAAACCGATTGTCGTGGCAAAAACACTGCAACATCAGCCGAATATGGAGAAATTTGAAGCAAATAATGGTGGTGACGAATATGCGGAATCTGTAGATACATTGTTGAAGGAACAAGGTTTCAAGACGAATATAAGCTGGGCAAAGGCGAGCAATCAGGTGGGAAAATTAGCAAAGATTATACAGTATGCACCTGATGTCAAGAAGAGATTTTATTTCCTTGCTCCAGAACTACAGTCTGAAGAGTATAAGGATGCTATGGCGGAACTAATGATGTTTACACAGGTAGGAAAAAATGCACATGATGACGCACCGGATGGTCTGGTGCAGCTGATACAGCTGATATCCGGGGAAATGTACGCAAAATGTGAAGCGATGGAAAGACCGTGGTAAGGGAGGAATGTATATGGTTTCAAAGGACATCTTAGTTCAATACAGCGATTTACAGGAAGAAATCAAGGATGTAAGGCGTAGGATAGGGGAGCTTGAAAAGCAGATCGCTGCTTTTGAGGAGAAGGGCTATTCTGAGATAGATAAAGTCCGTGGCGGAGAGGGAGGCTTACAGTCATTTAAGATTGAGGGCTTTCCCTATGCAAAGTACTCCAAAAAGAAAACACTGCTGTATTCCAGAAAGGCAATTCTTGAAACGCTGGAGCTTGACCTTCTGGAAATGACGAATGATGTGGAAGCCTACATAGCAAGTGTAAATAACAGCGAAATGCGCAGAATACTTACCATGAGATTTATTGATAATATGAATTTTGAGCAGATTGGAAAAATACTTGGATATGACCGGACAAGCATTTCCAAAAAGATTGATAAATTCATTTCAGAGTAACTTTCCCACAATTCCCACTTCGGATGTGGTAATATGATATCAGTGAAAAGTGTAAAACATATTCCCCCAATCAGAAGCACTGACTTTGAGTTAATCATTGCCGGTGCTTTTACTATGCAGCGAAAGGAAGTGATAACAGATGGTTCTATGGCATGAGAACAGAAAAAAATTTCATGAAGTGTGCCACGGCAGATATGGCAGGAAAATGATTGTCAGCAGCCGAAAAAGAATTGATACGGCTGATGAAGCAATCGAAGAGCTGAATAAGGCGTTGCCAATCCATAACCAGAACCGCCGCGAGATAGACTATCTGTATCACTATGTTTCGGGAGACCAGCCCATATTGTACCGGAAGAAAGAGGTCAGACCGGAAATAAAGAATGACATCGTGGAAAATCACGCACTGGAAATCACAAGGTTTATGACAGCTCAGAACTATGGTGAGCCGATACAGTACGTCAGTGTCAATGATGACAACGGTATATCCGCGGAGATTGACAAGCTG